GGCCGCGCCGAGGTTGCCGACCAGGTGCGCCAGTCCGACCCTGCCGCGGCGCTCAACGCCGAGCAGGATGGCGGCGCGCGCATCAACCGCGGCTGGCAGCCGGCCGCGGAGTACTTCATGCAGAAGGTCAACCTGCCGACCAGCCGCTGGGACGACCTGTGGCAAGGCCAGCACGCGCGCGCGTTCGTCGTGGCCGGCGCCACGGAAGAAGCGCTGCTGACCGATCTGCGCCGCGCGGTGGAGGATGCGGTCGTGTTCGGCGGCAGCTACGACCGGTTCAAGGCCGACTTCGAAGACATCGTGAAGCGCCACGGCTGGACCGGCTGGACCGGCGAAGGCAGCGAGGCCGGCCGCGAGTGGCGCGCGCGCACCATCTGGCAGACCAACCTGGCCACCGCGCACGCCGCCGGGCGCTACCAGCAGATGACCGACCCGGACACGCTGGCGCACATGCCCTACTGGCAGTACCGCCACAACTCCGTGACCAACCCGCGCGAGGAACACGTGGCATGGGATGGCCTGGTGCTGCGCTGGGACGATCCGTGGTGGCAGACGCACTATCCGCCCAACGGCTGGAATTGCCGCTGTGACGTGCGGCCGGTCAGCGAACGCATGCTGCGGCGCCTGCGCGAGAACGGCCAGCCCGACACCGCGCCGCCGCCGGGCGCCGGCGACCCGCCGCCCGAGTGGTCCTACAACGTCGGCGAGGCGGCGTGGGGCAAGCCGATCGCGCAGCGCATCCTCGATGCGGAGATGGGCGGGAAGATGGTGTCGCTCGACACGCGCGGGCCGGCGGACTTTGGGCGGCCCGATCACGTTCCAGTGGATAAATCCAACGCAACGTTGCTGCCGACCACGCGCGACCCAGACGAACTTCGGCAGGCCCTGCGCGACGTGATCGGTGGGGAGGAATCGCGCATCTACACCGATCCATCGGGCGCGCGCGTCAACGTGACCGATGCCATCATCGACCACTGGCTGCAAGCACCAGCAAAGCGGCTCGATGGCCGCGAGAGCTACCTGTCGCTGCTGCCGGAAGTGCTGGAAGACCCCTACGAAATATGGGCCGGGTTCGCCCGTAACGAGCTGACCGGCAAGGTCGAGCTGCGCCGGCGCTACGTCAAATACGTGGAGCTGGAGAAGAAGAAGATCGTCGGCTTGGTCTTCGAGTCCGTTGCCGGACAGTGGGTGTCGTTCGATCTTTTCCGCGGCGATCGCAGCGGTGCCAAGGGCCTGCGTCGCGGATTGCTGGTCTGGGGGCGGCCGTGATGGCGGGTAGATTACAGGCGCTCCAGCATGCCCTGCATCGCTCCCTGCCGGCTATCGGGTGCTGGCCCAACCGCTGGGAGGATTGCGGCCAATGGCCGCGACACGAGGCGCACGAGGGGCCTCGCCCGTGAGCGGAGAATAAGCATGGCCGGAGCCGAATTCAAGGTCGACGTGGACCTGACCCATGCGCAGGGGCTGTTCGTGCAACTGCGCGAGCGCTGCACCAACCTCAAGCCCCTCATGAGCGAGATTGGCAGCGAGCTGGAAGACAGCACGCGCCGACGCATCAAGGCGGGCGGCCCGGCGCCGGACGGCACCCCGTGGGCGCAGCTTGCGCCCCTCACCCGCGCGATGAAGCGCACCGACAAGCCGCTGATCGAGCGCGGCGACCTGCTCAACAGCGTGCGCTTCGAGGCCGACGCCCAGTCGGTGTCGATCATCGCCGGCCCCAGCGACTACGCCCACGTGCACCAGTTCGGCTCCAAGCCGTACGTGATCCTGCCCAAAAAGGGCAAGGCGCTGTCGTTCGGGCCGGGTGGCAGCCTCACCCGCCGCAAGGTCAACCACCCCGGCGTGCCGGCACGGCCGTTCCTGGGCGTCTCCACCGCGGACCAGGCCACCATCATCGAAACGGCGCAGGACTACCTGGACAAGGCGGTCAAGGGTGGCTGAACCGGCCGAAATCGCAGAACCGCCTGTGCGGGCCTGTGGCGCGCTCGGGCGGCCTTGGGGCGGCAAGGGCCGCTCCCTGGGGGCGCGCGGGGCTGTTAAACGTGTTTTGAAGCCGTTTAAACGCTATCCGCCGTTGGTTGATTGACGGGGCGCCTCCTGAATGCCAACGTCTCGCTCTTGTGGGGCGTCGCACAGGGGGAGACGGAAATGGCAGAGAATGATGCGATGACGCAGCGGGCGCACTTCCATCTGGTGTATGACGGCTCGGCTCTGGCCGAGCACAGGATGGACGTGCGCGCGTTGGCGCCGGCGCTGCTGGCGATGGGGGATTTGGTCGATCGAGCCAATGAATTGCTCAACGGGGACCAGGCCAGGATGGTCCTGAACGTGCGGGCCTCCTTCAAAGAAGGTTCGTTCGGTATCGATCTTGAGTCGGTTCAGAGCCTTTGGAATCAACTGCTCGACTTGGCTGGATCGCCAAAGGTTGCCGGCGTGAAGGCGGTCTTGGAGTGGCTTGGTTTGACCGGCAGTGCGGGCTTGGGCGTCGTCAAGCTGATCAAGCGCCTTCGCGGCCGTGGCATCCGCAAGATAGAGGCAATCAGCAACGGCAAGGTGATGCTCTACGTCGATGGCGAGCAGTTGGAAGTCGAAGAGCAGGTACTCAAGCTCTTGCGTGACTATCGCTTGCGCAAGGCGTTACAAGACGTGGTGGCTGAGCCGCTGCGACGAGAGGGCATCGAGACGGTGGCCATCGTCGATGCCAAGCTGAAGCGCGTCAACGTCGTCATCGAGCGCTCTGAGGCCCATCTTTTCATTGCGCCAGACCCGCAGGATGAGCTCGTTAGCGACGAGACGTACGTGGCTACGCTGCAGGTGCTGACGCTGGCTTTCCAGGACGGTAACAAGTGGCGCTTCACCGAGGGTGCGAACAGTTACTTCGCGACAGTGCTCGACGATGGATTCTTGCATCGCATCCAGAGCAACCAGGAACAGTTTGCGAAGGACGACATCATCCGCGCGCGCGTACGCCGTACCCAGCGGCTGACCAAGGAAGGATTGAAGGCGGAATACGAAGTCATTGAGGTGCTGGAGCATCGCAGCGCCACGCCCCATATCCAGATCAAAATGGATTTCCCTGCTGGCGAGTCTTGATTCATCGCCTCATACAGCGACACCCGTCGCACCCGATGACTCCGCGCGCGCGCGGATCATCGCGGCATGCCTCGCCACTCCATTGCCCTCTGCACCGACCTCGGCGCCGCCGGTAGCGCGCCCGATCGCGTCGAGCTGATCCCCGCCGACCCGGTCGGCCGCGATGGCCGCGCCTGGACGTTCGACCAGGCCGCCGCCGCCGCCGTCATCGCCGCTTTCGAGGCGCGCGGCGTGCAGCTCCCCATCGATTGGGAGCACGCCACCCAGCACCGCGCCCCGACCGGCGGCGAGGCGCCGGCCGCCGGCTGGATCGAATCGCTCGACGTCCAGGGCGGCGCCCTGTGGGGCAAGGTCGCGTGGACCGATCGCGGCGGCGCCCAGGTCGCCAACCGCGAATACCGCTACCTCTCGCCGGTGTTCGACTTCGACCCCGCGACCAGCCGCATCGTGCGCCTGGTCAGCGCCGGCCTCACGAACCTTCCCAACCTGCACCTCACCGCCCTCAACCACGAGGAACCACCGATGAATCGCTCCGCACTGCTCGCGGCGGCGGTCGTGACTGCGCTTGGCTTGACCGCCGACGCCGCCGACGACGCCGTCGCCACCGCCATCAACCAGCTCAAGACCAAGGCCGACGACGCCACCACGCGCGCGCTCAATGCCGAGAAGGCGCAGCCCTCGCTCGAGCGCTACGTGCCGCGCGCCGACTACGACGCCCTGGTCGCCCGTGCCGAGAACGCCGAGAAGGCGGTCAAGGCGCGCGACGCCGCCGAGCACAAGACGGCCGTCGACGGCGCCATCGAGGGCGCGCTCAAGGCCGGCAAGATCACGCCGGCCACCGAGGGCTACCACCGCGCCAGTTGCGCGGACGCCGAGGGCCTGAAGCGCTTCCGTGAGTTCGTCGGCGCCGCGCCGGTGATTGCCGGCGAGTCCGGCCTCGACGGCAAGAAGGCCGAAGGCACCGCGCTCAACGCCGAGCAGATCGCCGACCGGGCCCGCGCCTACGTCGCCGAACAGGCCAGGGCCGGCAACACCGTGTCCACCGCCGCCGCCGTGCGGCATGTGATGGGAGAGAAGGCATGAGCCGCAACGTTCCCGGCCTGACGCTCGCGTACAAGGCCACCGCGGCCATCGCCGCGCGCACCATCGTCAAGCACGGCGCCGCCGACGGCTCCGCCGTTGCGGCCGCGGCCGCGACCGATGCACTGCTCGGCGTCTCCGCCGACATCGATGCGGCCGGCGGCGAAAGCGTCGACGTGATCCGCAGCGGCGTCACGCCGGTGCGCTACGGCGGCGCCGTCGCCCGCGGCGATGCACTCACCGCCAACGCCTCCGGCGCTGCCGTCAAGGCCGTCGCCGGCAATCAGGTCATCGGCTATGCCGAAGTCTCCGGCGTCGCCGGCGACATCGGCTCCCTCCTCATCCAGCGCGGCATCGCCTGATCCCGCCTGACTCGCCCGGAGTTCCGCAATGAGCAAAGCCCCGTTCCCCGTCGATCCGGCACTCACCGCGATCGCCATCGCCTACCGCAACAAGCGCCTGATCGCCGACGACGTGCTGCCGCGCACGCCGGTCGGCAAGCAGGAGTTCAAGTACCAGGTCTACGACCTGGCCGACGGCTTCACGCTGCCGGACACCCAGGTCGGCCGCAAGAGCGCGCCCAACCGCGTGGAGTTCGGCGCCACCGAGATGACGGCTTCGACCGCAGATTACGCGCTCGATGCGCCGGTGCCCAACAGCGACATCGAGAATGCCGCCGGCACGCCGTTCGACCCGCTCGGCCGCGCCACCGAAATCACCACCAACCTGATCGCACTCGACCGCGAGGTGCGTACCTCGGCCCTGGTGTTCGCCAAGGCCAACTACGCGGCTGCCAACGCGGTCACGCTCAGCGGCACCTCGCAGTGGAGCGACGGCACCAGCAATCCGCTGGTCGCGATCATGGACGCGCTCGATGCGGTCGTGATGCGCCCGAACGTCGGCGTGCTCGGCCGCGCGGTATCGACCGCGCTGCGCCGCCACCCGAAGATCGTGCAGGCCTACCACGGCAACACCGGCCCCGAAGGCCTAGTGCCGCTGCAGTTCCTGGCCGACCTGCTGGAGCTGGAAGCGATCTTCGTCGGCGAGGCGCGCCTCAATATCGCCCGCCCAGGCCAGGCGGTGAACCTCAGTCGCGTGTGGGGCAAGCACGCCGCGTTCCTGTACCGCGACAGCCTCGCCAGCACCGACAGCGGCACCACCTGGGGCCTGACCGCGCAGTGGGGCGGCCGCGTCTCCGGTTCCAAGGAAGACCCGGACGTGGGCATGCGCGGCGGTGTGCGCGTGCGCACGGGTGAGTCGGTCGTCGAGCTGGTCACGGCGAAGGACCTGGGCTGCTTCTTCGAAAACGCGATCGCGTAAGGGAGAGCCGACATGCCTACCTTCACCGTGAAGAGCAACCTGCACCACGACGGCAAGGCCTACGCGGCCGGCAAGACCGTGAAGATCGACGACGACGAGCAGGCGCAGGCCCTGCTCGACGTCGGCGCGATCGAGGCGCCCAAGGCCGAGAAGCAGTCGGCTCCACCCAAGGATGAGAAGCCGCCGGCTCCGCCCAGGAAGTAACGCATTCCCGTGAGCCACGCACCACCGCCGCCTCGGAAGGCCGAGGCGGCGGGCGGCGAAAGGCAACCAACCGAGACCCACGATGTACGTCACGCCCACCCACCTCGCCGACGGCTCCGATGCCACCAAGGAGCTCGCCGAGCTCTACGGCATCGATCCGGCCCTGCTCGCCGCGCTGATCGCCGGCGAGCCGACCGGCGCGTGGCCGCCGGTCGATGTGGATGCGGCGGGCGCCGCCGTCGCCAGCATCACCCGCTACTGCGCCCAGGCCGACGCCGAAGTCGACGCCCGCCTGGCGCAGCGCGGCTACCCGCTGCCGCAGGACGCGGTGCGGTTTCCGGTGCTGACCGTGTGGGCGCGCGCGATCGCGCGCTACCACCTCAACCGCAATCGCGACAAGACCGACGAAGCGCGCGGCCGCATCGAGCGCGACTACCGCGATGCGCTGCGCGCCCTGGACGCGGTCGCCGCCGGCACCCTCAGCCTTGGCGCCGGTGACCCGCTCGCCGGCGCGGGCGCCGACGACGGCGCCGTGCGCATCGCCAGCCAGCCGCGGATGTTCGATCGCCGCAGCCTGCGGGGGTTGTGATGCTCGGTCCCTATCCCACCGAAGCCGTGATCGCGCATGCACGCACGCTGCCCGAGGTCAAGATCGTCGGCGGCCTGCGCGACTTCGTGGAGGCGCAGAGCACGCCGCCGCGCGCATCGCCGGCGCTGTACGTGCTGCGCGAGGAGCGCGGCGAGCCGGCGCTGGGTGCCAGTGGGCAGGTGATCCAGCCGATCACGGCGACGATCAAGCTGATCCTGTGGATGCGTCATGCCGGCAATGCCGAGCTGGCCGAGGCGAGCATGAGCAGCTTCGAGAAAGCGGTGCGCAAGGCGTTTTTCGGCTGGTCGCCGAGCGCGGAGTGCAAGCCCGCGACGATCCAGGCCAGCGGCGCCGACCAGGTCTACGGCGCCGACCACATTCGCCAGCTGCTGATGACCAGCACCTACACCCAGACGAGGCAGTGAAATGCGCGACGACACCCTTCACCGCTGCACCGCCCGCACGACGCCGTTTCCGGTGGCCGGCGGCGAATACCAGGCCATCGACGGCGTGCTCGTGCGTGCCGGCGCCACTCCGCCGGTGACCACCAAGCAAGCCAAGCCTGCCGCCCCGAGCGGCCCCATCAAGTGCGCGAAGGAGCACGATCATGGCTGAACCGCAGATTCTCTACTTCGAACAGCGCGGCGTGCTCGTCAAGATCGAGTCCGTCGCCGATACCGATCCGAGCATGACGCCGACCGATGACGGCGTGTTGCTCTTCGACGGATCGAGCGGCACCGAGTTCGACAAGATCGAACGCAACCCCGATCGCCCGTTTTGGGGCGGCAAGCCGTTCAAGGTCGCGAACAAGCGCGCCTTCATCGAGGGCAACTTCGACTTCTTCCCGCCGGCTGCCCCCGGCAACGCTGGCGCGACGGGCAACGCGGTGTGCGAGCGCCTGCTGCTGCCGGCCGGCTTTGCCGCCACGAAGGTCGCGCTCGCTAAGACCACGCGCTACAACCCGATCAGCTCGGCGATCCCCGCGAGCTGGGCCAAGTGGTATCAGGGTGGCGAGCTGGTCACCGTGCAGTCGGCGCGCCACGTGCTCAGCGCGATGAGGATGGCAATCGGCGAGGGCGCTAACGGCAAGGTGCGCATCTCGGGCGCCTACACCGTCATCGAAGAGCAGGCTGCGCCGACTATCACGACAAACGACACGCAATCTGTCGTGGCGACGTGGGATAACTCGGTGGCGTTTCTCGATTACGCGGCCGGCTCGGTGTCGGACCTGGTGCTGCGCTGCAAGTCGCTGGAGTGGGACTCGGGCAGCGATCTTGCGCAGACCGAGTTCACGGGCAAGCGCATCAGCGGTCACAAGGGCCGCACGCCGACCGCCAAGTGCCTGCTGCTGCGCCCGCGCGATGCGGACATCAAGCTGCATGCGGTGCGCGATGCCAACGGCATCATCAACCTGCGGTTCCGCACGTACCAGGACGCCACCAAGGTGGGCCTGTATACGGAGCACGGCGTGCGCATGCAGATCGAGCAGATCACGCGCACCGACATCGAGGGCTACTACGGCTACGAAATCAGCGGGCCGTGCATCCCGAGCGCATCGGGCGGCGACGAGCTCTACGTCGAATTCGGCGACACCACGCCGTAACGCTTGCGGGCAGTGGTGGCGCTGCCCGCCGCTGCGCGCCCGGCACGATCCGGGCCGCAGCGTCATTTTTCGCCACCCCACCACCGAGGACGCCGCCCATGAGCGAAACCGCATCCCCCTCCATCAACCTGCTCGCCAGCACGACGCTGGTGGCCAATGTGCAGTGCAAGCTTCCGGGCGAAGGCGCCGATGCCTGGCGCCCGTTTCCTTTCCGCGCCACCTTCAAGGTGCTCGACGAGGCGGCGCGCGAGGCGCTCGATGCGCAGGACCTGACCGTTGGCGACTACCTGCGTGAGGTGGTCGTGTCGGTCGACGGCGTGCCGACCGCAACCGATCCGGTCACCGGCGCGGAGGTCTCCGCCAAGGAATGCGCCATCCGCAATCCGTTCACGCAGGGCGCGCTGTGGGGTGAGTACATCGGCCTCTTTGCCAAGAACGCGTCCGAGGCGGCCGCGCGCCACCAGGCGGTCGCCGGAAAAAACTCCAAGCGATCGCGCATGCGCTGAGCGGCGGCGCGATCGACGACGAAGTAGCGGAGTGGGTGCTCCCGGCGCCCGATGACGACGGGAGCGACGACGAGGAAGACGCCGACGAGGGCAGCGCCACATGGGCCGACGAGGGCTATCAGCGGATCGAGGACGCGCCGCCGGAAGTGATCTGGCTGGGCGTGCTGCCGTGCAATGTCGGGATCGTCGCAGTGTGGCGACGCTGCATGATGACGGTCGGCGTCGGCATGGGCGTGTACTGGCAGGGCATCAGTGCAACCGAGGTGCGCGCCGCCTGCATCCTGAGTCGCGTGCCGCGCGTCGACTGGCCCCGCTACGTGGATGGTGTGCAGCTCATGGGCCAGATCGTGGCCCGCAACCGCAACGAGGTCGAGGCGAAGCGCGCCAAGCGCAAGCGGTGAAGCATGGCTGACTACACCGTCAAGCTCACGATCAAAGGGGACGGCACCGTCGCGGTCGCCGCGATCAAGGACGTCGAAGCGGCGGCGGCGGGCATGGCTGGCAAGGCTGCCTCGGCCGGCAATGCGACGGCAGCCGGCATGCGCTCGATCAGCACGTCGGCCGCGGCGGCCACCGGCGAGATGAGCAAGGCGCGCGATGCGGCCGCAGCGCTGTATTCCAGGCTCGCACTCTTTGGCGGCCTGTCGATCATCGCCAAGACGGCGCAGTCGGCGGTTGATGCGTGGTCTGACATGACCTCGCGCGTGCGCGTCAACATCGGCGCCAGCGAAGATGCCGCCGCGATCATGGGACGCCTGGGGAGCGTCGCGCGCACCACGTATTCCAGCCTCGAATCAACGGCCGATAGTTTTGCCCGCAACGCGGTCACGCTCGGTGCGCTCGGCAAGTCGACTCAGGAGCAGCTCGACTACACCGAGGCGCTCAATAACGCGTTGGTGGTGTCTGGCGCGAAGGGTCAGGCGTTCGAGCAGGTGCAGGATGCGCTGTCGAAGGCGATGGCCACGGGTGCGCTCAGAGGGATCGAGCTGAACACGGTGCTGAGTAGCGGCAGCCGCGTCGCGCAGGTGCTGGCGCAGGAGCTTGGCACCAACGTGATAGGCCTGCGTGCGCTCGGCGAGCAGGGGCGGATCACAGGTGATGTCATCTTCAACGCTCTGACGCGCAATATGCGCGAGCTGAGCGCTGAGGCCGAATCGATGCCGGCGACAATCGGCGATGCGTTCACGCTGCTGCGCAATTCGTTGCTGCAGACGGTCGGCGCTTTCGATCAGCAGAACGCGATCAGCCAGACGCTGGCGTCGAGCCTGGTCACGCTCGCCGACAGCATGGGGACGCTGGTCACGGTCGTGATCGGCATGGGCGTGTCTCTCGCGGCCGCGCACGCGGCGGCCGCCGTAGGTGCCAAGCTGCAGGAGTCCGCGCAGCGAGCGGTGGCCGCGAGTGCGCTGAAGGAGGCGGAGGCGCAGGTGGTCAAGGCCCGCGCGATGACCGCGCTGGGAGGTCCTCTGGCGGCGATCACTGCGGCCGAGGCGCGCCTGGCGGTGGCGCAGGAGGCGGCCGCGGTCGCGGGCGTTGCGCGCGCAGGCATGTTCGCGCGACTCGGGTCCTCGCTGCTGGCGCTGGCGGGCGGCCCGATCGGCGTGGCGGTGATTGCTCTGGGCGCGCTTGGCACAGCCATCTACGGCGTCTATCAGCGCGAGCAGGAACGCATCGCGCAGTTCGACGCCAGCATCAAAGCGATGCAGGCCACAACTGCCGCCGCAAACGATCTTGCCGACGCGTACGCCAAGATCCAGCTCACGCCATTCCAGCCGCTGCCGGACTTCGATAAGTCGATTGACAGCTACATCGACAATCTCGCCACGCTCAAGCAAAAGCAGGGAGAGTACAACGCCAAACGGGCCGAGCTCGACAACGTCGAGGCGCGGATCCGCGCGGCCATGACCGCGACAAACGACGCTGCCGGGGTGCAACTCCTGACGTTGGCGCCGCGCGCGCAGCGCCTGCGCGAGGAGCTGGAAGCGCTCGATCCGTCTGTGCGCGCGTTGCGCGAAAGCACGGACAGGCTCGGCGATGCGCTCGGCGGCGTTCTTGCTCCTGGCATGGCGAAGGTCGGCCGCGCCGCGATCGACATGGCAAACGACATTTCCGCATCGCGCACCGCGATGGCGTCGATCCAAGCCGCCAGCGGCGTTCTCGGCGTGTCCCTCACGGCCATCGCTGACGCGATCCGCACAGGGCTGGCCAAGTCGATCCGTGAGGGCAATGCCGCCAACGCCGAGCTGGGTGCCGGAATCGCCGCGGTCGAGGAAAAGTACAAGACCTTCGGGCTCACGCAAGCGAAGGTGCTGCAGAAGCAACTCGACGCGGTGCGCGCGTCGATCCAGTACAAAAACGCATCCGATTCTGAGCGCGCGGCGCTGGAAGCGTCGGCCGCCGCCGCGATCACGCATGCGCGAGCGATGGAGAAGGGCGCAGACAGCGCGCGGAAGCAGGCCGCCAAGGCCGCGCAGGACTTCATCGATAGTCTCGACAAACAAGTGGCCACCTACGGCCTTGCCGGCACGGCCGCCGATCGGTACATGCTTTCCACGCTCAAGTTGAGCGATGCGCAGCGTCAGTACGCGCTGGATCAGCTCGACCTGCTCGATGCGCTCGAAGAGATGGCGCGAGCGGACAAGGCGCGGGCGGACGCGTTGAAGACGTTGGAGGGAATCTCGGGCGACCTGGGGGATGCATTGGAGCAGATCCGCGCGCGCGCCAGCGGCGCCAGCGCGGCGCAGATCGTCTACAACCGCACGCTGCGTGATGCCGCGGCGGCGTTCCGCGCCGCCGGCGGCGCGGCCAACCCGGCGGCCGTGACGGCGTTCAACGATGCGGTGCGACAGGCCGGTGAGGTGCTGGACAGCACGCGCACGATTGGCCGCAGCCTAGGCGAAATCATCGAGGACTTTGCCAAGCCGACGCAGTTCGACGCGCTGCGCGCGGAAATCGAACGCGTTGGGGACGCCCTCAAAAAGGCCCTCGAAGCCGGCGCAGATGAGTCGGTTCTCGATCCGCTGCGCAAGGCGCTGGCCGGGCTCAAGGGCGACATGCGCGAGCTGACGCACGCGACCGCGTCCGATTTCCTCGGCGCCACCAGGACGGCGCTGCAGGGCGTGCAGTCGCTGGCGCGTGAGGGATCGCGCGAGTATGCGCAGATGCAGGTCGCGATCGATGCGATCACGCTGGCCGAGTCGATCCTGGCTGTGGTCCATCAGGCAACAAGCGGTGACCCGTATTCTGCAATCCCGCGCATGATCGCGATGGCCGCGACGCTTGCGAGCCTGGGCCAGTCCATCTCGATCGCCGGCGGCGCTGGCTTCCGCGATACAGCCGCACAGCGGCAGGCATCGCAAGGCACCGGCACGGTGCTCGGCGATGCGACTGCAAAAAGCGAGTCGATCGCGCACGCGGTTGAAATCACCGCCAACGCCACGCAGCAGCTCGTCGGAATCAATCGCGGCATGCTGGCCGCGCTGCAATCGCTGCAGCAAGCGCTGGGCGCCGCTGGCGGCCAGATCGCGCGCGGCGCCAGCAGCGCGGATTTCAGCGACATGAACCTCGCCGTGGGCCAGTCGCAGTTCTGGACCGCGTTCGACGTCTTCGGCATCCTCGGCGGCAAGTCCAAGATCACGGACGAAGGCATCGTCATCTTCGGCGGCGCGCTGAGCCAGCTGCTGGAAAACGTCGCGGTGGGCGCGTACCAGGAAGTGCAGTCGCGCAGCTGGCTGTTCGGCTCCACGCACACGCGTGAGGGCATCAAAGACATCTCGGATGCGTTCGGCAAGCAGTTCGCACTCGTCATCAGCTCGATCGCCGACACCGTGCGCGCCGGCGCGCAGGCGTTGGGCCTGCTGCCCGCCGACATCGAGGCCGCGATGGCGGCCTACCAAGTCGCGCAGACGCGGATCAGCCTCAAGGGGCTCACCGCCGAGGAGCAGCAGAAGGAGCTGGAGGCGGTGTTCTCGTCGATCTTCGACGGCCTGGCCGGAGCGGTGGTGCCGTTCATCGAGCAGTTCCAGCAGGTCGGCGAAGGCCTGGGCGAGACGCTCGTGCGCGTGGCAACCGAGGTGCAGGTTGTGCAGGAGGCGTTTCGGCAGTTCGGCATGGCGGTCGACCAGAGCGATCCGGAGCGTTTCGCGCAGATCAGCGACGCGCTGGTGCAGGCAGTCGGCGGCATCGACGCATTCATCGAGGGGTTGCAGTCCTTTACTTCGCACTTTGCCGACGACGCGCAGCAGTTCCGCATCGCCTACACCGCGCTCACCTCGGCGTTCGAGCAGGCTGGCCTTGCGCTGCCGACCACGCGCGATGGCATGTGGGCGCTCATGCAGTCGCTCGATGCGACCACCGAGGCGGGCCGTGAGCAAATCGCCACGCTCCTGCGCCTGTCCGCGACCGCCGACCAGTACTTCGGGCTGCTGGAGCAGGCGCAGTCCGACATGGTCAAGCAGATCGAGGCGGCCATCGACACGCTGTCCGCGTTCGGCGTGGGCGTTGGTGAGGGCGGCAACAAGCTGCGCAGCATCAATCAGTCGGCGATAGACGCGGTCAACGCCGCGAACTTGCTGGCGCGCGCGAGCGGGCAGCAGGGCGCTGCCGAGTGGCAGCTCGCGCTCATCCACCGCGTGGCTGCTGCGCGCGCCGCCGAGGCGATCGCGCAGCTCATGGCGGCGACGCAGGATCTGGTGCAGCAGTTCTACGCGGGCGGCGTCACCGATGCCACCGCGCAGGCCAGTTCCAGCGTGCGCGACTTCGGCGACGCGATGGGCGAGGCCGCGCGGCAGGCGTCGGACGCGATCCGTCTGCTGCTGGGTGACCTGTCGCCCCTCAACGATCAGGCCAAACTGCAGGTGGCGCTCGATGCGCTCGCGCGCGGCGAGGTTGGCAAGGAAGACGTGCTGCAGATCGGCCGCCGCCTGTATGCGTCGAGCCAGGCCTATACCGACCTCTTCAACCGCGTGATGGCCATGCGCGTGCCTGGCACGCCCGGCAGCAGCATTGGCTCGGGCGGCGTGGACAGCGCGATCAACGCGGCGGCCATCACGCCCGAGCAGCGCGCGCGTGAGCGCATGGATCTGGCCATGCAGATCGGCGCCAACGTCGCGACGCTCGCGAATGCGCAGGACGAGACCTTCGAGGCCATCGCGCAAATGCTCGGCCTCAATCTCGCCGACATCGGCGACGCGCTGGGGCTGTCGAACGACGATTTGCAGGAGTACCTGCAGAATCTCGTGGATCAGGAAAACCGCACGCCCGACAGCGTGGCCGACGCGGCCGATCGGATCATCGCCGCGCTATACGACATCGCCGGCGGCGGCTCGGGCGGCGCGCCCGGAAGCTGGACGCCGCCTGGCTCGTCTGACACGGGATTGGGCGGGCCGCTCGGCAACTTCGACATCCCGCAGGGCGCCGGTGGCGAATCCTCGCCGATCACGGCCACCGTGGACGATGAGACGGCTGGCGCGCTCAAGCAGGTGGCGCCGCTGTTGCAGGCGATGCTCGACGCGATCCAGCGCGGCGACAGCGATTTGACGGCGGCGATGCACGGCGTATCGCAGACGCTGCGCGACACCGACGCCGAGAACGAAACCCGCCTTGGGCGCCGCAACTTGAGGATGGCCTGATGTCCCGCCAAAACACGCTCGTCACCATCGTCTCGGAACCGGATTTCGCCCGACCGCTGGCGCTCAAGCTCGTGACCGGAGCGACCAAGATCATTGCAGGCAGCGCGATGACAGCGTTTCTGGTCGCCAGCGGCGGTGCGGGGGCGTATGCGTATTCGCTCAAGAGTGGGCCGGGGTGGATGAGCGTCAACTCGACGACGGGCGCGGTGACTGGCACGCCGACTGCGCCGGGTCGTGCGTTCTTCGTCGCCAAGGTCGAGGACGCAGCATCGGTGATTGCCGAGCACTCGTTTTCGATCGACGTGGAATCGCGGCTGTGGCCGGGGTTCGACGACGTGTTTCCGGCTGAGGTCGGCATCTACTACGAATACATGGTTTCGGTGAACGCCGCACTCGGCGCGGTGACTTGGGCCGTGCAGTCAGGGTCTCTGCCGAGCGGCCTGACACTGGGCAGCGGCGGCCTGATCAGCGGCACGCCGGACAACGGATCGGATGGCATCTACTACCTCGTGCTGCGCGCGACGGATGCGTATGACGGTTCGACGTTGGACGTGCCGATCCGGCTGGACGTCGCAAAGGAGCTTGCGTGGACCCACGACGCGCCGCTGATCGAGTTTACCGTCGGCGTTGCCGGCGAATTCCTCCTCGATCGTTTGTGGGAAGGCGGCGTCCCTCCATATTCGTTGGATGCGAACGGCGCGTTTCTTCCAGTTGCAGGCACAATCGAACGACGTCTCGGTGGCGATGGCGTCGGCTGGTACTACAGCGCGACACCTGATCACGTCGTGCTTTCTCGCGTAGACGCAACGGTGACTGTATACGATGCGCTGGGAGCGCTCACGGTAATCCATTTTCGGCCGATTGCCGTTGCCGCTGGCGGGTCGATGCTCAGCAAGAAGCAGGGCGGGAGTGCCGTTATCAGCAATCTGGACATCGTGTTCGCTGGTAGCGCCGTAACATCGGTGGATGCGTCGCCTGGTGGTTCGGTGACGGTTACGCTGGACGCAAACCCCGGCACGTTGACCAGCGTGGACGTGACGGGTGGCAGCACCGGCCTCACGGCATCGGGCGGACCGATCACGAGCAGCGGCACAATTACGCTCGGCGGCACGCTTGCGGTCGGCTCGGGGGGCACTGGCGCGAGCACTGCGGCCGGCGCGCGCACCAACCTCGGCCTCGGCACCGCAGCGATCAAGGACACTGGCACCAGCGGCGCCAACGTTCCGCTTTTGAGCACCGCGAACACGTGGGCCAACACGCAGTCATTCGACTACGACATCAATCTGCCTGGCGGCACGACAGAGTATGTGCGTGGCGACGGATCGCGCGCCGCGTTCCCGACGCTGGTGAGCAGCGTCAGCGCCACGTCCCCTATCGTGTCGAGCGGTGGCACCACGCCCAACATCACGCACGCCACGAGCGGCGTGTCGGCGGGGAGCTACACCAATGCTTCGATCACTGTAAACGCGCAAGGCCATGTGACAGCGGCGAGCAGCGGCGCGGCGCCCGTCACCAGCGTTGGCGCGTCGTCGCCAATCGTGTCGAGCGGTGGCACCACGCCGACGATTTCTCACGCGACCAGTGGAGTTTCGGCAGGCAGTTACACGAACGCGAACATCACCGTCAACGCACAAGGCCATATCACGGCCGCGAGCAACGGCTCTGGCGGCGGCGCGACGTGGGGCAGCATCACCGGCACGCTGTCGTCGCAGACCGACCTCAACACCGCGCTCAACGGCAAGGGTGGCCTGTCGAGCGCGAACACGTGGAGCGGGTCTGCGCAGTTCAACAACGCGGTGTCCATGTCGAGCT